GGCGTTTTAGCCCACAATGTTAATGGTTTCCCCTCCGGTCACCTTTTAGGTGGCCGTCAGGGCGGTAATGACGTGAGCAAGCTCTACGGCATTATCGAGTCGAGTCCTTCCTACATTAGATAGGAGGACAGCGATTCTCCTCGTGCACATGTTGAACATGTGCAGGAGGAGCTTTGTCAGGGGGTCACCCATCATGACCCCTCTGACAACCTTGATCACCCTCTTCCCTTCCGAAAGAGGTTGACCAAATGCCTCGAGCAATCCGCTAGCGGAAAACTCAAGGTAGCGCGGTTTGAAGCACGTTTCGTGCACTATCCCGCGAAGGAGCGGTGGGATTCCCACTTTGGTCATCAACCGCCCTGCCAGATAATCAGCTGACTCGTGCAGCATGAGATCTGTTGCGGTGTTCCAGTCTGTTGAAGAACAGAACACCGTTTCCCAGGTTATATCCCTATATAGGGTACCCCTGGACTCGTTTCTCACCTCCTTCTTGGGGTTGAAAACGATCTTGCTTAGCGGCTCCGTAAAGAAGTCGCGAAACACGTTCCACCCGTGGTTGGATTTTTCCATACCCGACGTGGAGGACGGGAAAGCCTTTGCAAAAGGCTTTGCCATCAACCTGTGAATTACGTCTAAGACGACCTTCAAACAGGCAGAACCCATGGTAACCGCTCGCGATTTCCCAGGTTCAGCTACCATCACGAGCCGCAATTTTCGCAGCTTATCCGGTGGTAGAGAAAGTACTTCTTCTAGGGATCTCCAGAAGACGTACTCCCCAACTGTAGTTTCGTCCATAGTGACGAAAGACTCAGTCGCGCCGTTTTCAAGGTTTAAGATTTTCACCTTGCGACCGGCTCTACCCAAGAAGACCAGTTCATTGACTGCTTCCAGGGTACCCCCATCCTTGACGCTCTGCTCATAGCAGGCGTTGGTGGTGATCCTGACCCGGGCAGCCGTTGCCAACCCGGTCAGGGCCTCGTCGGTAATCTCCTTAAGGAGACTATCCGATGCGAGCCGAATCAACGCCCAATCGTCTTCTGCGATTGGCGCCGGTTCAGTTGACAGTAACCTAAGGCATTTTGCCTTGGACTGCAACGCGACGATAGGGGGTGGGGTTCCCGCCCCCCTCGTCTGGGAAAGGATGCTGAGTACTTGTACTCTAACATCACCTTTCAGCTTCTGGAACCGCTTCGCTGGGAAGCGGAACTGGAAGAGCCAGGGGTGAGTTAACTCCCCCGGCATCAAGTCTTCACGGGCCGTGTGCCCCTGGAGCTTGAAGAACTTACGGAGCCCCTTTAGGGCCGAGTAGTTCGAGACGAGTTCTAGGGCGCAAGGCCTCAGTTCTCCGTCGAGGAATTCATCTGTTAAAAGACACCAGATGTTTCCTAGGGTGAACATGTCGAATCTATCCCATGTCCATACCTCCGCGGGATCAGCCAGAAATCTCTGGATGAACACCCCGTCCACCGTCTTGAGGCACTCTAGGAGCCTCTCACAGCGGTGCTGCACTGTACTGGTCGTATTTCCGACCATCAATGCATCGTGGTCCGAACCGGAGAATTCCGGGTCCCGACCACAGGACAGGAAGGAGACTAGTCTCTTCTTCAGGTCCCTGGCAAATAACCGCTCGCGTTTGTCTGCGGTTTTGTCACTACACAGCTGGGTTATCTTTCTACCCCAGAATGTGTGCTCGAAGATCACGAACTCTCTGAGTTTCGCGTCTTTGATCCGGCTGAATTCTATCGGCCGGGATCCCGTGTAGCCCCCCTTTAGGAGGAGCCATACGGGAAGTGTGTCCTGCAAGCGTGTAACGTCTGCATTCCACTCAACGATCTTGGGTGCTGGCAACCCAAGCTCGTCTGCCAACGACTTCGCACGATACGTCTCGAAGTAGTCGGAGCATTTTACACGAATCGCATCGTATTCGTCCAAAATGCACTGGGCAAGGTTAGGATCAACATCCACCGCGCCCTGGGAGTCACTATGGGATACTTCCCATGGTTGCTCCGAGCCCTCGACGGAGTAGGATTCTCCTCTCTGTCTGGGCAGGTACTCCTCGTCGATCGTTGATCGAACAAGGGATACTGAACCATCGTCTTGGTCAATGACCTCGACGTGTTCCAGGCGGTTATACCGGACATCTTCCGGTACCCCCGCCTTCAGTCCTTCCAATGGAAATCCCATTTGGAGGACTGCTGTAAGGGATTCAGCGTTATTTAACGACCTGCTTCCCATACCGCACAATGTGAGGCAGGATGGAACCTGCTTCGCAAGGTGATACCTAGTTGACCCGAAAATTCGGGTCATCTCGGCAGAGACCACAATCTTCCCCGTTGAGGGGAGCCTGTGGACCTCGTCCCTACCCCGGTAATACTTACCGAGGCAGGACGGCATGTGAGTTAGTCGCCTAAATGACGACACACCCGCATATGGTCCTTTTGGG